CTAGAGTTCATCGAAGCCGAAACACTACCAGCGCGTCCAGCGCCACAGCATGCAAACAACAATCTACTCGGCTGAAGACGAACAGGAGCTGATGTCGCGCTTATGGGCGCCGGCGATCAAGGACAACCCGCTGGCGTTCGTCATGTACACATTCCCGTGGGGGCAGCCAGGCACGCCGCTGGAACATTTCCAAGGCCCGCGCAAATGGCAGCGCGAGGTGCTGACAGACATCGCCGAGCACATCAAAGCTAACAAGGGCAAGATTGACTTCAACACTTTGCGCGAGTCAGTCAGTTCTGGTCGTGGTATTGGTAAATCGGCCTTGGTGAGCTGGCTCACGATCTGGATGCTGTCCACGCGGATTGGTTCGACGACCATTATTTCAGCCAACTCGGAAGCGCAGCTGCGCTCAGTCACATGGGCGGAGATTACTAAGTGGCTGGCGATGTCACTTAACAGCCATTGGTTTGAAGTCTCCGCCACCAGACTCATGCCGGCCAAGTGGATCACGGAGTTGGTCGAGCGGGACTTGAAGAAGGGCACCAGATACTGGGGCGTTGAGGGCCGGCTGTGGTCGGAAGAGAACCCCGACGCCTACGCGGGTGTGCACAACTTTGACGGTGTGATGGTGATCTTTGACGAAGCGTCAGGTATCGCCGACGGCATCTGGGCGGTGACCAGTGGATTCTTTACGGAGAACACACCCAACCGCTTCTGGTTTGCGTTTTCTAACCCGCGTCGCAACACAGGGTATTTTTATGAGACACATCACTCCAAACGGGAGTTCTGGACGACCAAAGTGGTCGATGCGCGCACGGTCGAAGGGACCGACAAAGCTGTCTACCAACAGATCATTGACGAATATGGTCCTGACTCATCTCAAGCACACGTCGAAGTCTACGGCGAGTTTCCCAACGCAGGCGATGATCAGTTCATCTCATCCGGCGTGGTGGACGATGCAATGAATCGGCCCAAATATCAGGACTTGACAGCGCCGATCATTATCGGCGTGGACCCTGCGCGCTTCGGCGCGGACGCAACGGTGATCGCTATCAGGCAGGGACGTGATATTGTGCGCATCGACCGGCACCGCGGAGACGACACCATGACCGTGGTGGGGCACATCATCGAGGCAATCGAGGAATTTAAGCCCGCGCTGGTGGTGATCGACGAGGGCGGACTGGGCGCGGGCATCGTAGACCGCTTGAAAGAGCAGCGCTACAAGATTAAAGGCGTGAATTTCGGCAATAAGTCGGCCCAACCCATCATGTACGGCAACAAACGGGCTGAAATGTGGGGGAAAATGAAGGAATGGCTTAAGTCTGCCAGTATTCCGAAGGATCGGTTCTTGAAAACCGACCTGATTTCACCTATGATGAAGCCTGATTCACGTGGAACAATCTTCTTGGAATCTAAAAAAGACATGAAAGCACGCGGACTTGCTTCGCCCGACGCGGCAGACGCTATTTGCGTGACTTTTGCGTTTCCTGTGGCTCACAGGGAGTATACTGAACCCAAACGCCGCGTCATAAGTGACCGCGGCATGGTTGCAACTGGTTGGATGGGGGCATAAATGGCTAAAAAAAGCGTGTCGTTATCTGTTGGCCGAGGCGAGAAGCTGCCGGTATCTAAAGGTGCTGGCTTGACTGCCAAAGGGCGCGAAAAATACAACGCCGCCACTGGCTCAAACCTCAAGGCGCCAGCACCCAACCCTAAAACCAAAGCAGACCAAGGCCGCAAGGATTCATTTTGTGCAAGGATGGGCGCAGTAGCGGCTAACGCCAAGAACGGCGAACGCGCAAAAGCAGCTCTTAAACGATGGAAGTGCTAACATGAAAAAGCCTGGACTCTACGCAAACATTCACGCCAAACAAGAGCGCATCAAAGCAGGCTCTGGCGAAAAGATGAACAAAGTCGGCTCTAAGGCAGCGCCTACAGCTAAAGACTTTAAAGACTCAGCCAAAACTGCAAAGAAGAAATAGTATGCCGTTGAAAAAATCTCCAAGCAAAGAGGCGTTTAAGCAAAACGTCAAAGCAGAAGTCAAAGCAGGCAAGCCAGTCAAGCAAGCTGTAGCCATTGCGTACGCGGTTAAGAAAAAAGCAAAATGAGAGCACTAAAAGACTGCGTCATTATTGAGCGCGACGTCGAGGAACATGCCTTCTTCGTGTTACCGCCAGGCGATCCTATGGAGACAGGCAAAGCCATCGCTGTGGGCCCTGACTGCAAAGAAATTAAAGTCGGCGATTGTCTATATTTTGGCGTTGGCCAAGAGTTTACGTATGAGAAAAAGAATTACGTTGTCATGCGTGAGCCACACATAACTGGAGTCTTCTATGGCTGATCCAACCGGCATGGTCGCCGCGGCTAACGTAGCTGCTGGTGGAAAAACTGGCAATTCCGATATTCTGTCCGTTGCGCGCTCACGGCTGGACATGGCCGTGGCCTCGCTGGCTGAGAGCCGCGAAGATGAGATGGACGACTTGCGTTTTTACGCTGGCTCGCCTGACAACCACTGGCAGTGGCCAGCGGACGTCTTGGCCACCCGCGGCGCGGTGCAGGGCCAGACCATCAACGCTCGACCCACGCTGACCATCAACAAACTGCCGCAGCACGTTCGTCAAGTGACAAACGACATGCGCCAGAACCGCCCAGGCGCCAAGGTCATCCCCGTGGATGACAACGCCGACGTGCAAGTGGCTGAGGTGTTCAACGGCATGATCAGGCACATCGAGTACATCTCGGATGCCGACGTGGCGTACGACACAGCGTGTGAAAACCAAGTTGCCTACGGCGAAGGTTACATCCGCATTCTGACTGAGTACTGCGACCCCAACACATTCGATCAAGACATCAAGATTGGCCGTGTGCGCAACTCGTTCTCGGTCTACATGGACCCGCTGATTCAAGACCCGACTGGCGCAGATGCCAAGTGGTGTTTTATCACTGAGGACGTGACCAAAGCCGAGTACGAGCGCATGTATCCCAACGCTGCGCCCATCTCGACGCTGCAATCGTTAGGCGTGGGCGACCAGTCCATCAGCAACTGGCTGAACGAAGACACGGTCCGCATTGCTGACTACTACTACATCGAGTATGAGAAAGCTACGCTGAACCTGTACCCAGGCAACATCACGGCTTTTGAAGGCACGATCGAAGACAAGCAGCTCAAAGCTATCTACGGCAAGCCTAAAAACAAACGCATTGTCGATAACCCCAAGGTCAAGTACTGCAAGATCAACGGCTACGAAATCCTTGAAGAAGCCGAGTGGGCTGGCAAATGGATTCCAGTGATCCGCATCGTGGGCAATGAATTTGAGGTGGACGGCAGGCTATACGTCTCTGGTCTTGTGCGCAACGCCAAAGATGCCCAGCGCATGTACAACTACTGGGTCAGCCAAGAGGCAGAGATGCTCGCACTGGCGCCCAAGGCACCGTTCATTGGCTATGGCGGCCAGTTTGAGGGCTACGAAGACAAGTGGAAGACAGCCAACACCAACAACTGGCCGTATCTAGAGGTAAACCCTGATGTGACCGACGGCCAAGGCAACATGTTGCCACTGCCACAGCGCGCGCAGCCACCAATGGCGTCGAGCGGCTTGTTGCAGGCTAAATCTGGCGCGTCGGAGGACATCAAGTCCACGACCGGCCAGTACAACGCCTCTCTGGGCATGGGTTCGAACGAACGCTCGGGCAAAGCCATTTTGGCGCGCCAAAAAGAGGGCGACGTTGGTACTTACCACTACGGCGACAACTTGGCTCGCGGCGTGCGTCACATCGCCCGTCAGCTGGTCGATCTGATCCCCAAAATCTACGACACACAGCGCATCGCGCGTGTGATCGGCGAGGATGGCGAGACTAAGATGGCCAAAATTAACCCCGAGCAACAAGAGCCCGTGAAGGAAATTGTTGACGAGCAAGGCATTGTGATCGAGAAGATTTACAACCCAAGCGTTGGCAAGTACGACGTGGTGGCTACCACAGGCCCAGGCTACGCAACCAAGCGCCAAGAGGCGCTGGAGGCCATGGCTCAGCTGTTGCAGGGTAATCCCCAGCTGTGGACTGTGGCTGGCGACTTGTTTGTAAAGAACATGGACTGGCCAGGTGCCCAAGAGATGGCCAAACGCTTTGCCAAGACCATTGACCCCAAGCTCATGGAAGACGGCGACAAGTCACCAGAGTTGCAAATGGCCGAGCAGCAGATGCAAGCGATGGGTCAAGAGATGGAACAG